AACAAACTTACGTTCGTTAGTACCAAGTACATTATAAGACAGGTCAAACAAGAAGTCTTCCAACAGTTCAGCGCTCAGTCTAGTGTAGTAACGTCTGTTAGACGGAGCAATCTGTTCCAACAGACCAGCACCGATAAATACAGGACGTCCGTTAGTACCTTTCAGATTACAAGAACCATCTTTGTTTACATTGTTTTTCATGTAAACCAGCATTCTTTCACATCTCTTATACCATTCTCTCATAGCAACCCATTCCTGATAGTCTGCCCACAGATAGGATTTCTTACCTGTTTTAGGATCTTGCAGAGCGATTGCCATTACTGTTGAATATGCTGAACCAGTAATATCATAGTTAATACGAATTGTTGTCAGATAATTACGCATTTTGAAATGAGTATTATAGTTCAGGATATCACCTTCTTCACTGTATTCTTCAACAGCAGAAGCAAGACGAGATACCTGACATCCAGCTTTCAGATATTCAGCAGGGATATATGATGTAGGGTTACCATCTGCTACAAAGCAAGTGTATACCCAAAGATTACCATCCTGATAAGGTGCACCCGATACGCGTACTTGGAAATCTTTATTATCGAATTCCAGAATAGCAGTAGGTCCAAACCAGTTATCTTCCAACCACAACAGGATAGGAGTATTACCCAAACCAGCTGTAGAATCATCAGTAATAGCAGCACCATTCCATTTTGCGTCTCTAATTGTTACAGCTCTATCAGCATCAATCATTACGCTCCATTCCCAGCTTGGCTGATCAATGGTCATTACATTACCAAGACCGCCAGTGAGCATATCCAGAGAAGTCTGGTAACCGTTATCCTTAGTACCAAATACATAAGACAATACGGTAGCAACCTGATATGGATTCTATTGTGAAGCTGCACTGATCTTAGCAGTGTCAATCAAGTCTGAAAACCATTTACCTTTGTATAAAACTAAGTTATTTAGAATATTATTATCCATAAAATACTAGTAATTTTAATTTAATTAGTTATTATTAATTTGCACGTAGCATTCGTGCAGCAGAACTCCAGATATCAGTATCATTCGAGATCTCTTGTTTTTTAGTCTTTCTACTTACTCCAGTTCTATTTAGACTTTCTTTAAATTTGTTAATAGCTTTGGTGGAACCTTCACTCTTAGCAGCCTTCAATAGTGTGTCTCCCTTCATAGTAAAGTAAGCAGACTCAAGTAAGTTCTTTACGCTTTTGGACCAATCCTTTTGGAATTTTGTCATGCCATCAGCGTCAGGCTTAAATATATATTCAAGTAACACCTGTTTATCTTTTTCAGGTATTTTAATACCACGAATATTATCCATGCCTTTTATTTCAGTGACAACGTTCTGGAAGTATTCCTGTTGACGCTTTGCAGCTGCCTTAGCTTGGTTTTCTTGATCTTTCAATAGCTGTTGTTTCTTTTGCTCTTTAATCTCTTTAAGAGCTTCTAAAGCATCTTCAGCTTCATCTTCAAGCAACCCAGCATCTTCATACTTAGTTAATTTCTTGTCTATTTGTTTAGTACTAAAACCCTTTTCTTTCAAAAACTCTTTCAATACCAATTTCTGATTAACTTCGTCATCTTCAATGCTAATCTCATTAAGGTCTAGTTCACCTTCAATTTCAAAGTAATCTCTAAGATTTCCACCATTTTTAACAAAGTTATCTAAAGCCTCAACTTCTTCACTTGCATATTGTGGTACTGAATTCTCTTCAATTACTGCTTGAAAGTAATCAACAAGTTCTTCTGGAGTAGAAGGAACTTCATCATCTTCACTTAATTCCCAGCCCATCTTTTCAGATATAGCTTCAAAGAATGTAGTTACTGTGTTATTATCAGTAGTATCATCAGTATCTGCATCATCGTCACTATCATCTGTATCTTCTTCTTTCTTAGTATCAGGTTCAGTTACTTCCTTTTCCTTCTTACTTTTTCTAGTCTTTGCAGGTTCTGGTTCAGTAGTATCATCGTCATCATCATCTGCATTGTCATCCTCTACTGGTTTACGTAATTTTTCCAGTTCTTCGTCTGTCAAAGGTTCCGAAGCACTATCGTCTATATCATTTTTAGTATCCTCTTTGCCAGTACTTGTTTCAGTTTTAAATACATTACCCCCTGGCATGAAATCTTCAAAGATTTCGAAACCGTTTAATGTTTCTTTTTCCATAATTATATATAATTAGATTATTTTTTCTTTCTTCCTTTATGTTTCCATTTCTTAGCATTCTAAGCAAAGATAGCTCTCTTGCGTGTCAATGGATTCTTACTATGAGTAAGTTCTTCTGTAGTTTTACCAGTTCTCTTCTTTAGAGCATTAAATTTCCCTCTATTCTTCTTCTTTATGTGTATCCCTCCGTCCTTGTAGTTCGGTATCGGATACTGTGGCATTATCATTGCCATGTCTATTAAGTCTTTCATCTTCTTCCATTTCTTTGCTGAGCTTTTCGATAAGCAAAGTATTCACCATTGCCAGAAGCTCCTTTTTAGTAAATAAATCTGGATCTTTTAAACTGTTTATCTCTGTTTCTGATAAATTTGGAGAAAATTCTGTATCTTTACTTAAATCAAATATTGGTAACTTTAGCCATTCGTCTAAATCTTCCATACTGCCAAAATCAACACATTCTATAATGTGTCCTACTTTGCTATTATAATCTCTAAAACTATTAGCGTAGTTATACTGAGTTAATATGGCACGTCCATATCTCAACATGTCTAAATTTAAACTACTACTATCACTGATTGTCGTTATTCTCATTACTATAAACTCCTAAAGCTCCAACACCTAGCAACGGTATCGAATTGAACCACTTTGTATATTTGTTAATATTATTAAACTATCTACTAGCTCTCGCCACTTCTTTCATAGAGTCAGTCTTAGATATCTAATCTAATACTTTCTTCATCATCTTAGCATCTACAGTCTAACCTCTAGTACTAATCATACCATTCTGGAACATATACTCTCGAAGCTAATTCATATGAGCCTTCTGTTCTGTAGGCTTAACATAGTACCAAACCCAACTATCAATTCCTCTATCCTTAAGATCCTTACTCATCTGATAAAACATATTGCTATCACCATGAGGATCTAAACGATCTTTATTTCTCTTAAAGTCTGCATAATGACTAAGTTCGTGTTCAGTAACTGGTAAATCTAAATTAGCTTTGTTTGGATCTATTCTATAGCTATATTTATCGTTACCAAAAGCCCTTAACTGAGCTCTGCTACTTCCTTCACTGAAACTTTCAATATTTGGTAAACTAAAAGGATCATTATTATATTTATCAATGATGTCAGCATATACTGTTGCATAGTCATCTCCAAACTGCTTCTTAACTTGATTGGCTCTAATAAGATATTCAGGATCATCCATTAACCTCTCAGCTACATTGTAGGTCTAATTTGCAGCTCTACTTAACTTAGCATTGTCCTCAACTTCTTTATTGAAATACTCATTCATTCTGTCCTAAGCATAATTTCTATTGACAGTAGTATTAAAACTGTTAAGAGTTTTAGTTTTATTCTTTGCCTTTGGAGTAATTCCTTTATATTTGCTTCTAAACTGTTTAACAGTCATAGGCATAAACGGAACTAACCCTAATGCAGCTAAACCCGCTCCAGACCAATCCCTATTACTAACAGCATCATATACATCATATGCAGCAACTGCATCACCTACTGGTGTAAAGTTAGCAGCATCTTCTAGGTCTAATAATGGTTTCAATCCTCTAACTAATGGTCCACCTGTAAATCTATCAATTTCATCTGTACCATTATTATAGTAGTCATATACCTGTTCTTCAGTATACTTTCTACCATATCTATCACTATAAAGTTTACCTTTATATGGTATAGGTTCAATTATAGTAGGTTTATTGGTTGGAGGTACTTCACCACCATCTGCATACTTATAGATAGGATTCTCATTACCTTCCCATGTAGTAGTATATGTAGTACCATTTATGGTCTATGGATAATAACCTAATTTAGCATCTTCTTGTAATCCTATTAAGAATGTAGGATGCCAAGGTTTCTTAAGTATTTCTCCTGTTTCTTGATCTCTAGTTGGTAAATGATAAGATCTGTCTTCTTCAATATACTCTGGTTCATATCCAAGTTCATATGCTCTCTACAGATTATAGCTACTCTCATCTTGCAAATTATCTGGTAATGAAGCCTTCCAATCTAAGTAGCCTTTACCGGGATTTTGCTCCCGGTAAGACTTTAAGCTCTGCATTCTCTATTTAAATGCTTCTCTGTCCATATCAATACTTACATGTTTCTAAATACACCTTTAATAGCATTACTAAACTCTCCGGATCTGAAGAATGAGCTCTGAGACAAGCTGAGTACTCTCCTTCCATAAATTTATCTTTTAGTAATAGATAGTAAGTTAAAGCGGATCCATCTGTGTTACGAGTCCACCACCAGTAACAGTTGTAATCTTTATTTAGATCTTCAGGATAGAGTGTCTGCAGTTCTTCTAATATGTTATTTGCATCCATAATCTTTCAATTATTTCTTTCCACCTTTGCCCTTTTTAGAGCCTGACTTTTTACCTCCACATGCCATAATGTTTCCTCCTATTTAAATATGTTAAATCCTTTTCATTATCATAAGCTTCTTTTTCAAAGCTTATGTTTCTATAAGCATTACCCTTCATAAATAATCTTACTAGCCATTCACCAAAGTAAATCAGATAGAAAGGTATATATAACAATTCTTTCATCTGCGCTGTGTGTATACTTTCATGATTAATATCTTTTTCAGACATTTTCATACCTTTGCGTACAAAACACAAACCAAATAAATTCATTGCCTTAAACCCTTTAAAAGGTATAATATTATTATATATTAATTTCATATTACTTCTCTCCTACTACTTTATTACGAATTGCGGTCTTTGCTTTTAACTTCTCACGTTCCATAGCAGCAGCATCTTTCATCTTTTGTAATTCTTTTTGAGATTGCAATTTCTGTTTCTCTAAAGCTACTTTCTTTTCTTCTATATCTTTCTTCATCTACTGCTCTCTTAGTTTAGCATTGAATTCGAATTGTTTAGAAGCTTCTTCAGATGCTTGTTTTCTTTCTGCTAATGCTTGAGCTGCAATCTCCATTGGATCTGGAATTCCGTTGTTATTCTGATCCATATCTTCTGTACCTCTATATGCATTAAGTTGAGCTACTGTAATCTTAGTTGCATTATTAGAATCTATTTCATATTTCTTAAGATCCATTTCTGCTTCCTTGATCATCAACTCTTCTTCCTTAACCTCATTCTACATCTGAATCATCTGCTGTTCTCTCTGAGCTTGAGCCTCTTCCATAGCTTGTTGCTGTTCCATACGTTTCTGTTCAATCTCTTCAAGTTTGTTTCTAATCATAGTAGTATTATCATTAGTAAAGATTTCTACTACATCAAGCAGACTAGCACCATTTTGCATAGCAGGTTGTATAAGACTTCTAAGGAACTCAATATTCTGTTGATTCTTAGTAGAATCATCTACAAATATATCAAAGTCTTCATATGGGAAGTTATCTGATAGCGTTAAGAATGCTCTAGTAGCGTCATCTAATATGTACTGAAGATGAGTCTTACTACCATCTTTCCAAGCCCATTTAGCTGTGTTTAGCAACATATTCAAACACTCTCTCTTCACTTGATTATGTGTCCAAAACCAAGGTTCTGTAATATGTGCTGATTGCTGTACTGATCTTTCTACATTACCTACTAACTCATTAGATGATATTGAACCTTCACGTTGTTTACTTACTCCAGATATTTCAGATAACATAGATTCAATCTTATCCATGAGCATAATATACTAGTTAATAGTATTAGCCATAGTAAGATCTAATGCTGTTATTTGATTGAACTGAGATGGTTTACCTCCTTCTCTACCCGGTATATCCCAACCTTCTTCATATGGGTTAATAAAGTTAACACCAAGTGCAGATAAATAATGCATCCATTTAGATACATCTATGTTCATAGATTTAGGTATCTAAGTAATATCCATATTCACTACCTTACCCTTATCTCTAGCCATTGCAAGTTCAAGACGATACCAAAGTACAATATACATATACTGTAATGGTTTCATCATACTTACTAAAGATCTTGGTCTACTGTTAGTATTATTATATATTACTCCAGTATAAGGCAATCTTTGTGCATTAGGATTATCAGATGATACATATTGATATTCAACGGGTTCTATGCCTATATAGAGATCTTCTCCAGCTCTATATCCTTCCCATGTTTCAATGATCCACTTCCATTCAACAGATATTTCCATACCTGTTTCTTTGTATGTTTCATCTACTTCATATGTCTCAGGCATACCTGTTTCTGGATCAATTATAGTAACAAACCCTATCTTCTTGAATGATTTCCAACATACATGATATACTTTGATATTATCTCCACTTCCATCAAATGGGTTAGAGCTAAAACCATTAATAGTATGAGTTTTAATATGCGGATAATCTAATGATGTTTTTCTTACTTCAGGATTAATACCTCCCTTAGCACTATCACTCATCATATCAAGTAACTCATTCAACTGTTTCTCTGTCATCTTATCATACAGTCTATCATACAGTTCAGTTACTGACATATTCATTTCATAGCAACACCATTGTGCTTCATGAATAAACTCTAAGTCTGATGTTTCAGTGTCATAATCAAAGTAAATAGGATTGATGCGTTCTAGACATGGTTCTCCATTTACTATACCTATATAGTATATTTCTTCTCCACCTACTAATGCATCTTTCCAACCTTTAAAGAACTCATGATTAATGTTGAGTTTATTCTTTAAGTACATAAGACTATGATATGCAGTAATCTCTGCAATATCTTTATAGTCTTTACTCATGTATTTCTGTATCTGTTCTGGCGGCATAATCTCACCAGATTGCAAAGCTTCTTGGTATCTAGCCTATTCTTCAGGTCCTAGTTTACTCATGATGGTAGCCTGAATATAGTCCATCAACATCTGTTTAGCTTTTTCCTGTAACTCACTAGTTGCTATCTCACTAGTACGTACTACCTTAAAGTTAAATGGTCTTTTGGTTTCTTCACCTAATAATAGGTCTATCTTTGGCTTGATTATATTATAATCCTAAGCCATTGCAGGGAAACCGTCCTATTGTTTAAATGGGTTAGTAACATACTTAAGATCTTTCTCATTGTATATACTATTGTAAAGATCATAGTAAGTCTACATCTCTTCCTTGCGAGTTCTGGTATTACCATTCCTAGAACCTCCTTGACTGTGACCTATAATGTAATCTACACAAGATTCTCTCCAGTCTTGGGTCTTCTTAGACATTGGCAACTTCTGTATAGGAAATTGATTGATATTTTTCATAGTTAAAACATATATGCTTCTATATTATCATTAGTAATATCATCGTCATGATACCACTCTTGAGTAAAGATAGGTCCATCAAATAGTACTCTATCTCTATTCTCTTTTTTCTTCTCTTTAACCTTTAGATTATAGAGCTGTTCTCTATAAATCATTACCTGCATCAACGCCATGACCCTATCGAAGTTTCCAGTGTCATTATAGCTTATAAGTTCTTCTAATAGCGGCTCTGATAGTATATTATGTAGGTTCTTCTTACCGGGAGCTTGTTCATCATTTAACCAGTCTTTAATCAAGCCTTCTCCCCATTGCTTAATCTGTTTATTCATATGACAACCCTTTTTTCTCTATACCTTAGAATTACCTACAATATCAGATATAATATCAGGTTGATCAGCAAGTAAGTAGTCACAATGTTTAGCAGTAAAGTATGGGAATAAACCTTTACGTTCATTTTCATACATTATTCTACCATTATAATAAACTGCTAGTTTACGTAGGTTTTCATAGTATTCTTCGGCTGTTGTAGGGCGTCCAGTGTATTCAGCAACAATTATATCATAATAGTTTTCAAAGCTCTAGAATCGCTTGTAAACGAACGTAGAACCTAATGAATTAGTACCTGACTAGTCATGATCATATGGGTCTACTCCAAGTATGTATAAACCAATAGGAGCATCCTTTACAGGGTGTTCCCATATAACTATAGATCCTGTTGGATCATCATCTTTTTTCAATGGGTAATGCGTGATATCACCTGTTTTCTTCAGTACCCATTTGATAGAACCATTAGCATCCCATATTAAATCTCCTACCTATTTGTGATTACTTAAGTGTTTATTTATACGTATATTTGCTAATTGTTCTTGTAATTCTTTCTTAGGGAATATGTTACCTCCAAATTCCAAACAAGCTTCTTGTGGTGTTATACAGTGTTCAGCTACATAACGGTCTACTGCTACTGAGTTAGTAGCATTCTCTATTACTTTCCTACGTTCAGCTAATATATACTCTACAGACTTCTTATATAATGTATTACCATCATCATCCATGTAAACACGTTTACCATTCTCATCACGGAAGTCCATATTAGTATACTGAGGAATAAAGAATCCACACAGTTTATCAGAGGGAGTTTCATCCCATATATTCTTAAATCCTAAACAGTTATAACCATCTGGATTATAGAACATATCTTTCAGTGTTTCAAAGTGACTATCTTCATCACCACCTGTACCAAACGCAATCATTGTACCAAACGCAATACCATCCTGTTCTACAGATGGTCTAGCAATTTGCCATGCTGCACCTAATTCTGAGAAGGAACCAGCCTCTTCAAATATAATAAGTTTACCAGCTTTACCACGAACTACGTCTGGATTATCTTTTAGAGTAACACCAATGATTTCTGATTTATACCCACTCTCAACCTCATTACCGTATTCATCTTTAGTAAAGAAACCGGCACGTTTACGCATCTGAGTATTAACAGATCTCTTCTTACCCCAAGCTGTATTTTTATCTATAAAGTCCATATAATCCCATGCTTTAGTAAGAATACCATCCTCTGTTAAGTATTGCTTATTACTAGCATAGATATATGTTTTGCTGCCTGCAAATAGATAGTAGTTACGACATGCCATTGCTGCATTCTTATATGAATAACCCTTACGTCTACTCTTTAATGCACATAAATGTTTGCTTTGTTCTTCTGCATCTTCTACTGCTAAGAAGAAGTAATAGTCATAGTCATAGAAGTCTGGGAACTACAAATCACGTGTTTTTTTAGTAGTTGTAGATCCATCTGGATTAGTAATTGTAGTATAGATAATTCTTTGAATAGGACAGAAGTTTAAATAAAAATAGTTATACCCACTAATGAAATCTCCATCATCAGCAGTATAACCATACTTACATCTATCCATCTACTAATCCCAGTATTTGAAGTATTCCGAAGTAGATTCAGGGTATGGGCAATACCTTCCAGTAGATAGAAACGTTATAGCGGGCTATCTAAATTTGTTAGAGTTTAATATTTTTTTTTCGAAATCAACCATTTTTGAGCTCTTCTATAGTTAGATTATAATAATGCAACTTTCTATGACAATTAGAGCATAATATAACACATTTATTTATTTCTTCTTCTATTTTATTATAACTATATGTAAGCATATGAGATACTTGACACTTTTTATCTCTAATATGATGAAAATCTAAACATGCTATATCTGTTTCTCCACATATACAACAACCATCTTTTTTGAACTTCGTCATATATGAATTCTTATCTTCACGTTGCTGTTTTGAACAGCTTTTACACTTCTTTATTCTATGAGGATTTGTATTACTATATGCTTCGTCAATATCTACAATTTTGTGGCAGGAGTTACAATATACTTTAGAATTATCCTCTAAATATTGATCTAATTCTGTTTTTATACAAATATTTTCATAAGAACAATTCAAAGTATTACCATCTAAATATAGACAGTTCTAATGTAATGCCTTATCTCCATATTTTTGATAGGCTTGTAACTTAGATAAATATACTAACTTGTTGTTCTTAGCTAAATGAAATCCTAATAAGTTTCTCCCATTCTTTTTCTTCTTTACAAAAAGAATTCTATCAAATGGTACTGTATTTAAAAACAATCTTCCAGTTTTGTCTACTCTGTACCCTAAATTGTAAGCTAATTCTGTACTACTCATTACATTATACTATAATGCCCAGTAGCTAAATATAGCGCTGGGCTTTTAAAATTTTATCACTATTTTTGATCTATTTACTGAAGTCTACCATATTCTTTGATGTTCTTTCTTACTTCTTCATCTACTTGTTCAAAAAATTCAAGAGTGCCTATATAACTAGTATTTTTATATCTGTAACAATATAAATTATCAGATATTTTATAGAACTGCGGAAGTTTCGTTTGTTCTAAAAGTTCATCTAATAGTTTTTTCAAATTTTCTTTATTGTATTTATAGATATATTTTTCTTGCATCTGTTCTATCATTCCTTTATCGCTTGAGCTCTTTTCTACAATTTTCGGCATATTCTTTCATTTGTTGCAGATCCATCGTTCTATAAATAAATCCTACTTTATTGCCTATTATAGTATGACCGTATAGTACTTTGAATTTATTATTACTAATTTGTTCTATTCCTTTCATACAAAGTTTAGTTAAACTACAGTTTATCTGAGAACTCTGTCAAACTCACCTACTTACGATTAGGTCCATCATGAGCTGTGTTAACTATGAGCTTCCTTACATAGCTAGTGACTTAGGAGGTTACGTTGTATGCGCGCCATACTTCAATTCATTGATGGTAGCCCCACTAGGATTCGAACCCAGACCAAGAGGGTTAGAGCCTCTTGTGCTTGACCATTACACCATAGGGCAATATGTTGGGGTTCTTCCTTTAACGACGTAACCCCATATCGTCGCTTGGTTTAGAACCAAGATTTGATTCTCTTCCACAGACTAGGTTTCTTAACATTCAATGCTCTCAGAGTATTGAATGCTTCATCAATCTGTGCCCAAATCTCTTCTTTGCTTTTAGTCATATCAATGACAATATCAATCTGCTTTTTCATATTAGTTTAATTTTATCTATTATAACGTGTTGTTTAATTTAAGTTGTAATTGATGTATTATCTTGTCAATTCATACGGATTAACCTTAGAATCACCTTTAACTTTAGATGTACTAAGTTCTTCTGTTTTAACTGCTTTCTCCAAGAAATCTAGAGTAATATAAGCTCCTTTTACTTTCTCAAATCCAGCTAAATACTTCTCGATCTTCTTTTCATCTAAGTCTTCACCTAATGATTCTTCATAGTAATCACTGAAACTGTCAAGCTTACGTCTCATATTCTGTAACATCCTAAGTAGACGAGTATTGCAGAACTCTTTAAACTGTTCTTCACATGCTACTTCCGCTGCAGATAATTCATAATTAACATCATCGAATAGTTCTTCTTTCAACTTGGATTCGATGCTATCAGGATCCATACTTAGTACATAAGGACTATTCCATTTATTCTTAAGTACAATGTAACTAATTACTTTAGTAGCATGTTCTTTATCTGCTTTATCAGCATCCCATACCTTTTTAAAGCATGGGATACCTAATGCATCAGAATGAATTACAACTTTACCACCGACTATATCAAATAGTTTCATTATCCTGTTTATTTAGTTCTTTATACCATTCGTTCAAATCATAAGTAGTTGTAGGATCAGATATAATTACTGTTTTTGTTATATATTTATCTTTCTACCATAATCTGCAGTATAGTATAAATTCTCCTTTTTTAACGTCAATAACTTCATTATTAGTAATGACTTGACCATCTTTATCTGCCTAATATAGGCTACATGAAGTATTGTCTATCATTGGAGTAATAGAATTAGATTCAGTATTAAATGATACCGCTTCTCCTCGTTTGTTTATTAGTATTTTTTCCATACATTAAGCTTTTTCACAACAAACGCAATCATTACATGGTTTCTCAAGTTCACGTCGTTTATTATGTTCATCTCTTCTACGATAGTAGTCCTTCAATTCAGGAGAATGTAACTTAATATATTCTTTTTCTTCCCAATTATTTGTAACAGAGTACATCTTAAGTACTACATCTCCTTCCTCAACATCAAATAACTTCTCATCATCTACAATCCATTCACCGGGTTCAGTTATTATGTAACTATAATCATATCCACTACCGTATGTTGCTTTGCTTACTTTTTGTTCTTCAAAGTTCGCTACTATCACATCACCTTCTCTCTTTGTTGCTATATACTTTACCATAATTCAATCAATTTTATATCCTAAATACTTTTCTTTATGCAATCTCTGTACTATCGTCAGTGCTCTCTGTAGAGACACATTCGGATTCACATAGTCCTTCAGTGTCTTGTACTTCTGCACTATCTGCGTGTACGTCTGCAACTCCTACTCCAGACTCTCTGGTACTATATTTCTGTTCATACTTTTTAGTTAAATTATTGCAAATCTGATCAATTTGTTCTGCTCTATCTAATGTAGTTTCTTCTTCTTTCTTACCATTCTCTACCATTACTGTAGTAAGTTCATCAATCATATCGCTTGTGAAATCATCATATCTGATAATATCATCTTCAATACATTTCTCAACTACATCATATAACTTTTTCATTGGTTTAGTGAATAGTTCTGGTCTAGAGTTCTTTTTCTCCAGTTCCCACATATTTTTGCTTTCTTCGTGTGTCATTTCTTTTAATTTATTAAGTATTTTAATATCCGGTGTGTTTATATATTTATGCATAAGATCACATATGTAAAGAGTTTTATATGCTATCTCTATTGGCACTTCTCTAACTCCGGGTATTATTCTATATCCTGAAGTAGGATAGTAATCACTACTATCTTCTTTCATGCATTGAAATATATGATCAGATATCATTCTGTTTCTCTTTAATTATAGTTTTACTGATGCAACCAGCAGCCCAACCAACCAAGTAAGCATAATTTTCATTTCCTTGAGAGTATGATTCTACAGCATGTACACCTAATTCTTCATACATATAGTCAGCTACATGTACTGCTTCATGTGGTAT